GTTGACAAGTAATGCCAGAGTTAAATGCAAACATCCCACCGATAAACTGTTATGTAAGAGGAAACTATTTAAGAAATCATAAAGACAGTCACGACAAATATTTTGAGTGCGTAGTCTTTGGTGTTTCAAGTTTAAAGTCTAGAAGTCCACTATTTCATATCATGATGCCAGATGGCGGTCTTTGGTGGAGGCTTCCAATTTCTGCTTTTTGTACAGAGCCAGGAGTTCCTGAAGCAGATCTCCACAATTTAGTTTTGTGGAATTCTTTTAGTCATCACATTGCTGTAACTCAATTTGAAAATTTAACTAACCTTAGAATGTCTTATATAGACAGAACAAAAACAATGCATAAAGGAACCTACCTATTTACATTAGACTGGCATAATCCAGATACCAATGTTTTAGATGATGGGTATTCGGAAAGCCCAGCAGATCACAAGTGTGGCCATGTAATACAAAGAGATGATGGAAACTTTGCTATTCAGCCTAACAATAGAGTGCGTGTCTATGAGCCATCATTTACTCTTGAAAAAGAATACTTAATTGATAGAATAATTAATGAAAGAAAGTATGATGTTGAAAATCAAGATAAATGGATAATGGAAAACTCTGACAGGTTTGATTATGATATTAATCTAAACGAGGTTGACAAATAAAGATATGGGTGCTAAACTGTATACATCAGAAGTCTTTATGCGTAAAAGATATGTTATGGATAAAAAGACTCCAGAGGAGATTGCAAAGGAGTGCGGATGTACAGTAGAGACTGTTTATGTTTACCTTGCAAAATTTGGATTAAGGAAGTCTAAGCGATGAGCGATAATTTAAACATTACGGTTGATCAAGTTAGCCATCCAGCACACTACACAACAGACCCATCTGGTGTTGAGTGTTTAGAGATAACTAGGCATAGAAACTTTAATATAGGTAATGCCATTAAGTATCTTTGGAGAGCAGGATTAAAAAATGAAGATAAACATGTTGAAGATTTAAAGAAAGCAATTTTTTATATTCAAGATGAAATCTATAGAATTGAAGGATTAAATCATGTCAACTGAAGTTGAACTTATTGAACATCTAGATCAGATCAATAAAGTAGTAGAAGAATATTTAAAGGGTAGTGACCCAACCAAGATTTCAAAAGATTTAAACATGCCTAGAGTTAGAGTTGTTGCACTTATTAATGAGTGGAAGGTAATGGCATCTGCTAATGATGCAATTCGAGGAAGAGCAAAAGAAGCACTAGCAGCAGCAGATCAGCACTATGGTAAGTTAATCTCTAAAGCCTATGAAGTTATTGATGAGGCTGGATTAAATAATAATCTTGGAGCAAAGACTAATGCAATTAAATTAGTATTAGATATTGAATCTAAAAGAATTGATATGTTACAAAAAGCGGGATTGCTAGAGAATAAAGAATTAGCAGAAGAAATTTTAGAAGTTGAACAAAAACAAGAAGTATTAATTGGCATCTTGCGTGATATTGCTTCTGAATATCCACAGGTAAGAGATGAGATTATGAAAAGATTATCATCTATTGCTAAAGACAATGAGGTAATAACAATTGTCCACGATGTTCAATGAGTTTTTAGAAGTACTTGAAGACAATAATTTTTTAGAAGTTCCAGTAGATGCTAAAACATTTATTGAGTCTCCAAACTATTTAGGTCAGCCACCATTATCAAAAATACAATATGAAATTGTTGAAGCAATGAGCCAAATATACAAGCAAGAAGATTTAGAAAAAATAATGGGAACAGTGGAAGGTAAAAAATATTATGACAAATTTACTAAAAACGAAATTATTCTACAACTTGGGAAGGGTAGTGGCAAAGACTTCACTTCAACTGTTGCTTGTGCCTATATTGTCTATAAGTTATTATGCCTTAAAGATCCCGCAAGGTATTTTGGCAAACCTTCGGGGGATGCTATTGACCTTATTAACGTCGCTATCAACGCACAACAAGCGAAAAACGTTTTCTTCAAAGGGTTCAAAACCAAAATAGAAAAGTCTCCTTGGTTTGCTGGTAAGTATAATGCCAAAGCAGATTCTGTTGAATTTGATCAATCGATTACAGTTTATTCTGGACACTCAGAAAGAGAGTCTCATGAGGGTTTAAACTTGTTGCTTGCAGTTCTTGATGAGATTTCTGGTTTTGCATCTGAGGTTGGAACTGGTAATGAACAAGGCAAGACTGCAGAAAATATCTATAAAGCGTTTCGTGGATCAGTGGACTCTCGTTTTCCAGATCTTGGAAAAGTTGTATTGCTTTCCTTTCCTAGATATCCAGGAGACTTTATCTCTGAAAAATATGACAGTGTAATTGCTGAAAAAGAAGTTATTGAAAGAACTCATAAGTTTATTTTAAATCCAGAACTAGGAGATACTCCAGATAATTCTTTTGAAATTTCCTGGGATGAAGATTACATTATTTCATATAAATTTCCTGGAATCTTAGCATTAAAAAGACCAACGTGGGAAGTAAATCCAACAAGAAATATTGAAGACTTTAAACATGCATTCTATACAGACCTAGGAGATGCAATGATGCGTTTTGCGTGTATCCCAACATTTTCATCTGATGCATTCTTTAAACAAAAAGATAAGTTAGTTAAGTGTATGACCTTAAGAAACCCATTAGATTCCAATAGAAGGTTTGATGAATCTTTTAAACCAGATCCAGATAAAACATATTACATACACGCAGACCTTGCACAGAAGCATGATAAGTGTGCTGTTGCAATTGCACACGTTGATAAATGGGTTAACATTCAAGTTATTAAAGACTATGAACAGGTTGCGCCAGTGGTTGTTGTAGATGCCGTTGCATGGTGGGAGCCAAAAATCGAGGGACCAGTAAATTTATCTGAAGTAAAACAATGGATCATTAACCTAAGAAGGCAAGGATTTAACATAGGTATTGTATCCTTTGACAGATGGCAATCATTTGATATTCAAAATGAACTTAAGGCTGTTGGAATGAGAACAGATACTGTGTCAGTTGCTAAAAAACATTATGAAGATTTAGCAATGATGGTTTATGAAGAGAGAGTTGCAATGCCACAGATTGATTTATTACTTCAGGAACTTTCTGAGTTAAAAATTATGAAAGGCAATAGAGTGGACCACCCACGCAAATCATCTAAAGACTTAGCAGATGCTGTTTGTGGTGCAGTCTATGGAGCAATTGCTCATACACAAAAAGATTTAAACTTAGAAATTGAAGTACATACTTGGGGTAGTGCTGCAAAAGAAAGAAATAGGCAAGAGTTTCAAGAAAGAGAAGAAAAACGTAATATGCAGATGCCAAAAGATGTTGAAGAGTTTCTAGGAAAATTTAATTTACTATAGTCGGTTTGACGCAGGTTATATATATCTGCTATAATAAGGTATAGTCATAAAGGCTAAAATCATGTTAACTTATAGGAGAAAAATGAACTTATTTAAAAAGATTGCTGTTATAGCAGTTAGTGCGCTTGCCCTGTCTGGAGTGTCTGTAATTACATCAGCCCCAGCCAATGCAGCAATTACTGGAATTTTATCAGTAGATACTGTTCCAAACCGTTCATCATCATTATCTAATGGCGTTGCGTCTGCAACTGCAGCAGATAATAAAGTCTCTGTTTCAATGATTGCTCTTTCAGATACATCTGGAGCAAGCGAAACAGTAACTGTTCGTGGTCGTATTATTTCAAATCCAACACCAGCAACAGTAGATGCAACAACTCAAATTACAGTTGGAGACACTCTTGTGGCTCTTGCAACTTTATCAAATAACACTGCAGCAACTGTTGTTCTAGGCGGAAGTGATGAAACAGTTACAGTTGATTCTGTAAGCGTTTTGTCAAACGCATTTAGAACTCCAGGAACATATAAAATTTTATTATGGATTGACAACGTTGGAAACACAATTGGCGGAAACTCAACCATTGATGGTGGAGAGGCTTACTTTACTGCAGATGTTAAGGTTGGAGGAACTCCAGTTTCATTAGAAACAAGTTCTTCTTCTTTAGTAACTGCAGGAGATGTTTCAGTTGATCTTGGAATTACACTTAAAGATAGCAATGGTATTCCAACATTACTTCGTAATTCTTTAGAAAGAATTACAGTTTCTTCAACTATTGCAGTTGGATCAACAGAAACTTTAACAGTAACAAAAGGTAAGTTAACTGCTCCAGGAAGTGTTTTAACAACCGCTTCCCGATCTGGAACACCAACAACAAACACATTCTTAGAGTCAACAGACTCACTTACAGCATCAACAGGATCATATGATCTTCATGCTAAGCACAGTGGTTCAACAAGTTCTGTTCTTACATTTAACTTGGGTGGAATTTTAACTCCATCAATTGCTAAGGTCGTAACCTTTACAACAAATCCAGTAGCAACTGCAACAAAGGTTGCTCTTTCAAGTGTTATCGGAGTTTCAACATCTACAGTTAAGTATGTTGCTCCAGTTGCAATTGAGACACCAACATCAACAACATATTTTGCTAGTACCTCTTCTGCATCAACACTTGGTTGGTCAATTACAGGAACAGCAGGATCTATTGTTAATGCTAAGATTACATCTTCTAACGTTGCTGGAATTACAAATGGAACATACCCAGTAGTTATTGGAACTAATGGAATTGGAACATATGTTACTTCCGCTACTACTGCTAGTGGATCGTTTACAATTACAGTTGCCCTAGCAACAGGAAACTCTGTTGTTACAGTAACCTATACTGCTCCTTCAGTTTCTCAAGGTGCATTAGGAACAACTGGAATTTCTACATCACTACTAAGTGCATCAATTACAAACTCTGTAGTTAAGAGTGGTGATACTACAAGCCTTAAGATTAATGTAAAAAATAACTTTGACATTCCTCAACAATACTATTTTGTTACTGGAACATTGTCTTCTTCAAGCAGAAACTTTGGAACAACAATTTCAACCTCAGTTACTGATATTAATGGAGATGCAACAATTACATTTAAAGATTCAAGCACTTCAACAACAAATTTTGTTGATGCGTTGACTATTCAAGTTACTGCTCCAGGAACTTCAACTGGTCTGCTAACATCTGCAAATGTTCTTACAGTTACCTATTCTGCAACGGGATCATATGCTTCACTAACACTAACTGGTGGAAGCACAGAGACTGTTAAGGTATTAAAAGATGTTCAGGCAACAACAGCAGGAACTGCATCTGCAGTAACATTTGCAACATCATTAAAGAATGCTTCAGGAACTTCTGTCTCTGGAGTAGCACTTATTGTTACTGCATCTGATGGAGTTGTTCTTAGAACTTCTGCACCTACTGTTCGTCCATCAACAGGAGATTTAAAGACTGTTACTATTGGAAGCGGACAAGAATTTACAGCAATTGGAACTAAACCTGGACTTGCAACAGTAACTGTTGTTGGTGGAGGATTAACACAAACTGCAACCTTTACAGTTAATGATGCAGTAGCAACAACAGCAAGAAATATTACATTAACAACTGTTAGTGGAAAAGCAACTGCAACTGTTAAAGATGGTTGGGGAAACCCAGTTAAGGGAATTAGTGTTAACTTTGCGGTTGATTCTAAGGGAATCTTTGGCAATGGAGTAACTTCAACTTCAGCAGTAACTGATGCTAATGGAAATGCCTCTGCAGTATTACAATCTTCTGATGGAAAAGTTGCCGATGCAGGAATCATTGCATCTCTTGTAACTATTGCACAGTCAGCAGATTTAGCAGATGCTCCAGTAACTGGATTTGCTAAGGGAGAAAGCACTGCAATTGCAACTGTATCTCTTCCAGCAATTAACGTTATTGACTCAGTAGCCTCTGTTAAAGTAGACGTAGCAACTACAAACGCAGCAGTTAAAGCACTTGCAACACAGGTAACTGTGCTACAAGCCTCAGTTGCAACCTTGATCGATTCATTGACTACACAGATCGCATCTTTGATGAAATCTGTTAGCGCATTGACTAAGGCAGTGGCAAAACTACAAAAGAAGTAAATAATCCAACACTTTGGGCAGGGTAACATAAGTTCCCTGCCTTTTGTGTTATAATAATATAGTATCCGCCTAACGGGGATATAAATTAACTCGCTGAAAAGGAGAAAGAAAATGGTAACAACGTTCGCTATGGATCTTTTTAAAGATCCTTTTTTTATTGGATTTAATCGGGAATTAGA